GATGGTTTGGCAATTTTGTCAACATTACCGCGTGCGTGCACGGTTGATTAACAATGGGGATGATTGTGTTCTCATTGTTGAGCAGCGTGACGTGCAACGCATCATTGGCAAGGTACATGCTTGGTTTTTGCGTTATGGCTTCTCCATGAAGGTGGAGGATCCCGTGCGTGAGCTTGAGCGTGTTGAGTTTTGCCAGATGCGACCAGTGTGGAATGGCCTTGATTATGTCATGTGCCGCAACCCACTAAAATGTATGTCGAAGGACTTGATGTGCCTACACCCGGACACCAACCCTTACCGTAATTGGTTGGGGGGAGTGGCAACGGCTGGGCTGGCTTTGACTGCTGGGGTCCCTGTCCTCCAGGAGTTTTATCGCCAACTCAGTTATTTGGGTAGTGGTGTGCTATCCGACGATAGCGGCATGCAGAGGCTGGCGCAAGGGTTGTCACCTATGGTAAAGCCGATCACCAGGGAAGCGCGCCTTAGCTTTTACAAAGCTTTTGGTGTGCCCCCTTGGGTGCAAGTCAACTGGGAGACCGAGTGGGCCCATAAGGTTGATAGCACTGACTGGGGTCGGATAGAGATAAGCCATCTCTATCAGACCACTGAATTGGAGTTCCAAGACCAATATGGCAGCCAAAGTGCGTGTGCGTAAGCGCAAAGTTCGCCTTGCCCGGAAGCAGCAACAGCAGGTAGTCGCGACCCCAAGTAGAATGATCACACAAACTACTAGGAAGCTTGACCAGGCAGCAATCGACCACATTAATCTGATGAGTGACCCGTGTAATGGGAAGCTTGTCTACGGTGCTTACCCGCATGCGGGCGGCGGCGTTCTCCAAAGGGTACGCGCTGTTTTGCCCCTTGCGGGCGGTGCTGGAGAGACGTGTGGTGTATTACATTGGATTCCATCAATAAACTTTGTTTTCCTTAATGGTGCAGCCTCACCTACCACATCCTTCACTCCGACTTCATCTAATCCATTTCCTGCGTACTCTTACTCAGATGGTGATGCGTCTCAGTTTGGGCTGCGTTGTGTTGCTGCATGTGTTAGGATTATTACCAACTCTTCTGAAATGAATCGAGCCGGCATTGTTTATTGTGGAAACACCGAGGCCAACTACCTCAACTACACCACTGGGGCATTGACTACACCGTCTGCGGTGGCATCGTCATTGCCCATCACCACCCGTATACCTTCAGGCTCTATGGAGACTCTGTGGGTCCCTATGATTGGTGATCAGAATTTCAACACCACTAAGTCTGGGGCCGGTCTTTATACCGGTAGCAATGACTCCTTTGGAGCCATCACCTATTCTATCGTGGGATTGCCTGCTAATACAGGCGTGTCAGTTGAATTAACTGCGGTGTATGAAGTTGAGTCCAAGGCCAACGGCACCATTAATACTCTTCAGAAGCCTCCTTCCAGTTCAAGCTGGCAGGATGTGTTACGTGGGTTTTATGACAAGAACGGGGGGAGAACAACCTTCCTGGACTTGTTTAATAAGGGTGCCGAGTATGTTGGCACGGCTGGGGCTGCTGCACTTGGACAAGTAGTTAAGGGCGCGGCGATGGCGCTGCTGTGAGAAAGGAAGGCGGACCGCACGGCGACTGTTGGCAGGGTAAGTGCCAGTTGGCAAGATGGTAGGACTGGGCAGAGTGTTGCGGGGGGTGGCTCCTCCCGTAGGTGGACCCGTTCGCGGGGGCGGCACTCTGACTACCGGAAACACAATTGGCCTTGTCACTAGGTCCCCATGGGCGCAACCCATGGGGGGGCACTGGGTGATTCTCCAC